CTCGTACCGCTCGATGTGGCTCAACATGATTGAGCGCGGCGAGTATCCTCAGGGTACTGGTCTGACCCAGACCTCGTTCACCACCACCTCCATCGAGCCGACTGCGGCTGAGGAGTGGTCGGCCATCACGCTCGCCAGCGGCAATCCCGGCGATAACGGTGGCGCTTGCGATGTCACCTACAATGACGTTCCGGTCGGCTATAATGCCGTTACCTGGAGTCCTGAGCGTTTCGCCCTCAAAGGTCCGCTCTTGTGTAAGGACGATCTGACCTTCGACCATCGCGTCGAGGCGTTCTTGCGAGTGTACTTGGAGAAGCTCTCCATCCGCGCTCAGCGTTCTTGGGAAACCCGTTACCAGAACATGTTCGCCAAGTATGCCATCAAGGCTGTGGCCGACTCGTCCTTCACTCAGGTTGAGACGATTCCGTCTGGCGTGAATGAGCTGCCCTGGATTCAGACCGGTTCCGCTGGTCAGGCGCTCAATCAGTCCACCTCCGAGCTGACTCAGGAGATGCTTGATGTGGCTGCTGCCACCCTGATCCGTAACGGTGCTACCAATCCTGATAGCTCTGGCTTCATCAGCTACAGCAGCGACGGTCCGGTGTTCCCGCTCTATATCGGCTTGGAGGCTTCGCAGCGCATCGCTCAGAACAACCCCGCGTTCCGCGAGGATCTGCGTCAGGCTGATATGGGCAGCGGCAGCGGCGCTGAGTTGCTCAAGCGCATTGGTGCGAATCGGGTGATTAAGAACTTCCGGCATGTGCCGAATCTGTTCCCGCCCCGCTACACCTACGCTGGTGGCAAGTACACGTTGGTTCAGCCGTTTACCAGCGCCAATGGCACGAAGGGTACTGTGTTCAGCGTCAACTCAAGCTGGGTGACTGCTCCGTTCGAGGCTGCGTTCGTTGTCACCCCGTATGTGTTCAAGTCGCACATTGTGCGTCCTGTGAACCGTGTTGGTGATTTGAGCTGGATGCCGACCAACTACATGGGCGAGTGGCAGTGGGTGACTGGTGCGTACAAGCTCGATGTGGATTGCGCCGATCCGCTGGAGAAGAAGGGTCAGCACTACGCTGAGTTCATTCACGCGCCCGAGCCGATTTTCACGAATCAGGGCATGACGATCATCTTCCGTCGTTGCACCGGCGCTTTGACCCAGATCATTTGCAGCTAACGCTGCAAACGCTCACGCTTCGCGGATCATCTGACGCTAAGCATTCAAAAGACCCGCAGGCGTGAAAATGCTTGCGGGTTTTTTCTTTTCGGCGATTGTTGCCACCGGATTATCTCATAGGTTGTTTGTCTCACAGCTCCGTTGTTGGAGCAGCCCCTCATCGGCCCGAAAGGCTGGTGGGGGGTTTTTGATTGACATACATGCCATGAGTCTGATGCTCGCTTCATGCCGGTATTTACCATTCCCAAAGGCGTCGAAATCCCCGAGAACTTGAAGGAAGGCGAGGCTTTCCAGACAATGGCGACTATCGTTCTTGGCAAGGGTGGAAAGGCGGAAGTCATCGAGATTGATGGCATGGCCATCCCTGGTTACGAGAAGAAGTCTAAGGGTAAGAAGATGGCCGAGGGAGGCGAGGAGGAGTATGAGGAGGGCGAGGAGATGGAGGGGGGGTCTGCTCCTGGTGGCGGCGGTTTCATTGCCGAGGTGATGCAGCGCGGCGCTGGTCCGATGGCACGATAACCGAAACGCTAAAACGATATGGCTGACATTACATGCGCTGAAACGGCAACGCTGCTAAGCGAGGTTAGCCCTCTTGGGTGCCGCTCGCCGTGGGAGCGTGATATGGCCAAGTTGGCACTTCTCAATCGTATTGCTGATGGCGCTGGAACGGCTGCGGCAAATGCTGCTTCGTTTGGAACGGTTCGCTCGGTTACGGCATCCACTTCAATCGTTTCGAGTGATTTCGCGATTATCGCCAATTCAACAGCGGCAGCGATTACGGTTTCGCTTCCCCCGGCGGCAACGGCCAATGGGCGGATATTCTTCGTGAAGCGCGTGAATGCTGGCGCGAACCATGTCACTGTCGATCCGTTTGGCTCCGAAACGATTGACGGAACGGCAACTTATTCTTTGACGACGCACTGGTCCAAAGTTTCGATCATCAGCAATGGAACGGCGTGGTTCATTGTAGCAGACTAATAATATGGCCGACTCATCCATAACCTGTACCGAAGCTGCTCAGCTTATCGCCGAGGTTTCGGCAACTGGATGTCGTTCTCCGTGGGAGGTGGACATGCTTGAGTTGGCGCTTTTGAGTCGTATTTCGGATTCCACTGGCGGCGCGGTCGGATTTCCGCTTACGGCGGATTTGACGTCGATTACGGCTGACGTAACGACGATAACTGCGGATGAGACTCAATTTTAATCTACGGTAAAACCCTTTAACACCCAACATGGCAAAGCAAACTATCAATATCGGCGCAGCACCGAACGACGGAACGGGAACTCCGCTTCGCACTTCGTTCGATTACACCAACCAGAACTTCACCGAGCTGTATAATGCTCTTGGTGGAGGTGTTGGACTTCCTGGCGCAATTAATCAGGTCATCTTCAACAACGGAACCAATCTGGCTGGCGACGGAGGTTTGCTTTACAGTAGCGCAACTGATGCTCTGACTGCTGGTTCGTTTAACCCCACGGCTTCGGCAATTCCTAGCAATGGAATTTATCTGCCATCGTCAAAAAACATCGGCATAGCTGTGGATGGTGTTAATGTTCTAAACATTGACGGAATTGCTGGCCGAGTAACTACCACTGGCTCCGCCACCATCAGCGGCGCACTTGACGCTGCTCGACTGAATGTGACTGGCGCAACCATTCCTGCGAATGGTGTGTATCTCGGATCTGCCAACAACCTGTCGTTCTCGGCTGCTTCTACTCTAGCCATGACTTTGAACTCCACGGGGCTGGGCGTGGGGGACAGTCCTGCGACTAAGATTTTTGCCAAAGTCACTCCTCCCGGTGCTGGTCAGGATGGTATGCGAGTCAGCGATGGCACTCGTCTGATTCAGATGAGCATCTCTGGTTCGTCGTATTCATATCAGGGAATCGGAGCAAATCAGAACGTCATCTACGCAAGCGGAAATCCGCTGTCGATTCTGTCCGATGCTCAGAATCTCCGACTTGGAACCGGAACCAATGAGTACATGTTGATCGACTTGTCGGGCAATGTCGGCGTGGGGGTTAGCACATTCGGAACCTCTGCCGCTAAGGTTCTCGGTCTTGCAAACGCTACTGCTCCAAGCACTTCTCCTGCTGGCATGGGCCAACTCTACGTCGAAGCCGGTGCGCTGAAGTACCGTGGAAGCTCTGGCACTGTTACCACCATCGCTAACGCCTAACCAATACCACCATGAACATCTCTTGGATCATCGAACGCCTTCTCGTCCGCAAAGTCGAAGGCACTCTCACCGATGTCGTTATCACCGCCGACTGGCGTTGCAACGGCACTCAGGATCAATACAGCGGCACCTGCTACGGCTCCTGCTCGTTCGCTCCGCCGTCTGGTGAGTTCACGCCGTTTCCTGATCTGACACAGGAACAGGTGCTTGGCTGGTGTTTCAGCAATGGCGTCAATAAGACCGCCATCGAAGCGAACGTCACCGCGCAGATCCAGAACCAGATCAACCCTCCGGTCATCGCTCCGCCGCTGCCGTGGTTGCCGCCGGTTGAAATCGTTCATCCGATGTTGCCGCAGGTGGAGCCGCCGCTCGTCAATGCGGAAACTCCTGTCGCCGCTGTTGACGAACAGCCGGTTGTTTCGGATGCTCCGGCGGCATGATTACAATCGAACTTACCACTGAGCAGGCCAATCAACTCCTCCAACTCATCGACATCGCCATCAAAGCTGGCGGTTTCCAGAATGCAAAGGTCGGAGTACCTCTGGCCGAACTGATTTTGGAAGCTGCCAAGCAATCGCAGGCGGACACTAACTAACCACCACGATGACGGACCACCACGCCTTTTTAAGAGACATCTCAATCGGCGTCGGTGGTCCGGCCATCGGCATTCTGGGGAACGCGGTATTCTCCGATCCTCACCTCAAGACTGCGTCATTGGCACTTGGCGCGTTCGCCGCGCTTCTTACTTGCGTCGTGAAAGCAGTCGAACTGTATCGCAAACTCAAAAACGACAAATGAACGCTAATATCTCCTCTCTTCTCCGCCACATCCTGACCGCTGCCGGTGGATTCATCGTTGCCAAAGGGTTGGCCAGCGCCGATCAGGTTGCTGAATTGGCCGGTGCTGCTGTCAGCATTTCTGGCGTCGCTTGGTCTATGTGGAAGAACAAGCAATCAGCCGCTGCTGCACCCGCCAAACAGACGGAATGAACTTCCTGGCCGACCTCGTTATGAAGCTGGTCATCTGGCTTCATGCGCTGACCAAGCAGGACACAACAAATGAAGACGCCAAGAAACAACCTGATCTTAAGCGCGGTCTTCTTGATCGTGTGCGCGAGCATGAGCGTGAGCTGCGCGAGCCGAGTGATTTACGTCCCCCACGGTGAGCCGGTGAGGCTTGCTGAGGACGTTAAGGCTAAGGTTTGGGTCGTTGACGCGAGTGGCAAATCGGTTCGCAGCCAGAACCGGATTACGATACATGATGGTTGGTACGCACTCCCGAAAGAGTAACTAATTCAAACGAAAATCCCCCGGTGGTAATGAAAACCATCGGGGGATAATTGTTTCGGAGAGTGGTGTCAGCGTCCTAACGACTTCATCACGCTGGCGACAAAGTCTTCGCTCTTCGCGGTGTTCGCGTTCGAGGGGCGAGAACCGCCAGATGTCGCTTTCGAAGTAACTCCAGGTTCGCTTCCGCGATACTTGGAGAGTTCAGCTTGCAGGCGTTTGTTCACCTCAACCTGAGCATAGAGCAGTTCGCGGTACTTCGGCGCAGCAGCGGCCCACAGAGCAGCCTTAGCCAAGTCCTCTTCACTGTTCTCGCCATTAAAGATCTGCTGGGCGAGACTCAGTCGGCCATTCAACTCGGTGTTCCATTCGTCATCGCCTTCACGCGGCTCAAAGATTTCAAGCGCGCGAGCATTCTCGCTCACCTTAGCCCAAGTTTTGGTGGCCGACTCTAGCGCAGCCTTAGTACCCTCCTCGTTGTCCTGCTGGTATTTCGAGATGACGGCGTCGTAATCAGCCTTCGCCTCGGAAATCTCTGACGCGCGTTCGCCATTGATTTCGTCGTACTTCACAATCAGCGCGCCGAGCTTTGCCTTCTTGGACGGAGAAAGACCCTCAACAATGTCGTCGATCTGCGAGTTGCGATAGTCGCTCTCAGGAGACTTGAGCAAATCAACAAGTCGCTCGCCGTCAGTTCCAACAAGGTTCTTCACGGAATCAAAGACGCCGCTAATCTTGCCTTCGTACTTCTTGACGAACTCAGGGTGACGTTCGACATCGAGGATGCGAACACGCTCGGAAAGCGCGTCACGCTCTTCCTGCAAGGTCTTGAGCTGCGCTTCGTAGTTCGGATTGGCAGTCTTTCCAGACTTCAGCTCATCCAACTGCTTGGCCAGCAAAGCCTTCTCTTCCTTGATCTTGCGGAAAGCATCAGCGGCCTTCGTAGACTTGATCGTCTCTGGAATATCGGAATCAGCGTCCGTAGAAGTCGGAGCCTCGGCCTGCTGCTTTTTCGTACCAAACATCCGCTCAATATCCATCTCAGCCTTGCTGAGCTTGGAAGCGTCTGCGGACTTTGCGGCTGGCTTCTGAGTTTTAG